AGCAGTGTCGGGAAAGAGTATGTCTTTCTCTGGACCACGCCCAGCTTCGTACACCCAACTTGTTACTGAGATGCAATCTGCTGCTGCGGCAGGAAAGACGTCTTTCTCTGTCTCTATAGAAACATCCGACAATCCTTCCTACCTGCGCTTAAATGGAAACTACCTGAATGCATACCTTGCAGGTATTCTTCAAGCTTTAGGTGAAGAAGGTATATTCTCTACTTATGAAGTTAAGCTCACCTTAGATGCCTCAGATTCTCTTTCAACAAAGATTAAGTTCTCATTCACTATGTAACTAATGATTGTCATTAGTTAAGTAGAAACCCCTTATCTAACGATGAGGGGTTTTATGCTTTGGAAAGATCAAAAAGATCATTTTGAAAAAACAGTGGAACAAATGCGTGACCTTCTTGTCAATAAAGGTCGCGAATACGCTGGTGATAAAGATGCCCTTCAGAACTTTAAGAATGGTGAAGATATCGGCGTAAGTCCACTCCAAAAAGGTTGGATCTTTACAGAAAAGCACATCTCATCAATAAAGTCTTATATCAAGCATGGTAAAGAGTTTAGTAGTGAACCCATTGAAGGTCGAATACTTGACGCTATGAATTACTTATTTCTTATATCATGTTTGGTAAAAGAGCAGAAAGAGCAAGCACTTAAACATGATAAAATAAGTGCTGATAATGATAAGGGGTAGTTAATGCCTGTTTCAAAGAAGAATCAAATATTAAAGAAATACTCAACTCTCGCTAAAACTAAACAGCGAGACATTACGATAAAAGATCTTCAAGAAGTGGGGGTAACCAGAGATATGGTTGCTCACCACTTTAATTCATTATCTGAATTAGATAAACAATCAAGAGAGAAGCATCCAGATTGTTTTACAGATGTTCGTCTTGAGACTCTTTATTCAAAGAAAGCATTAGCATCTCTTCGTGGAGATGTTAAGAAGCACGACCGTTTTATTGTAACAACAGCTGTAACAGGTTGCGATGTGCATGATGGCTTTTATAAAGCATGTAAGCAATATTGCGAAGAGAATGATGCAGCGCTATTGGTAATGGTTGCTTCAGATCCAGGACATGCGAAGGGTAAAGGTGGTTGGGGAGCAATTTCTCATAAACTAATTAACGAGACACTTGTTCTTGAAGATACAAGGTTAAATAGCAACCTGTTCCTGTCTACTATTAAGCTTTCTGCTAAACAAATAAATCCAACAACTGGAATGGGAAGAATCGGCCAACGCAATGGCTCCTTCATATTCGCATCTCCTAAGCAAATGCTTAAGGCTGCACCAGTAGCAAATAATAAGCTTGCACATTTCACAATGACCACCGGTGCAATCACTCTTCCAAACTACCACTCTGACATGTATATGTCTCAGCGTACTGCATACATTGCAGAGAATGACCACAAGATTGGTGCAATTGTTGTAGAGATTGAGGATGATGAGACCTTCTATTTCCGTCAGATTCAGGCAGATTCGACTGGCGCTTTTATAGATTTCGGAAAGAAGTATGATGGAAGTACAGTGACCGATGTTACTCCAGAAGCGTTTGTTCTTGGAGACTGGCATTCTGGCTCTACTGATCCAACTGCAGCCTCAACATGGAAAGAGGTCACTGAGCTTCTTAAGCCAAAGCGTTTAGTTTTGCATGATGCTTTTGACGGTCTTTCAATTAATCATCACGAAGATCATGATATAGTGCTGCGTTCTCAAAGAGCGGCACATGGTGAACTAGATCTTAAAAAAGAAGTTGCTGTTTTTAAGCAAGATCTTACAATGATGAAGAGCTGGAATGAAGATATGTCTGTCGTTATCGTAAAGTCAAATCACGACATATTCCTTGAGCGTTACTTGCGTGCAGGAAAGTATGTGGTAGATCCGCATAACCATAGATATGCTCTAGAGCTTGCTATTGCCTTGATAGATGGAAAAGATCCGCTAAAATACGCAGTCCAGGGCGATGAAGAAGACTCTAGAATAGAGTGGCTCAATATTGATGATGATTATAAGGTTGAAGGTGTTCAACTTGGAGCTCATGGTCATAAAGGTGCAAACGGTGCGAGAGGTAGTCTTGCAGCAATGGAGGCAATGTATGGTAACTCTATTACTGGACACACTCATACACCAGAGATTATAAGAGATGCATACCAAGTTGGATGTTCTTGCTATTTAAAATTAGAATATAACCAAGGTGGAGCCTCATCATGGCTACACACATCCTGTCTACTTTATCCAGGTGGATCTAAACAGCTTATCAACTCCATATTTGGTAAGTATCGTCTAGTAAAGAAGAGCAAGAAGAAGTCGGTATAAAGATCTCATAAAGGAGATCTTATGTCTAGATTTAGAGCTGCATTATTGGCAACATTCTTTTCTTTAATTATCTATTTGCAATATTCTTTAGGAATGTTTCATCGACTATATGTAGATGCACTATTGATTAATCATTCTACGGTTGTAGTTGTCTATGGTGCAGATTGGTGTCCAGCCTGTAAGGCCATTGAACCAATCTTGATGCGACTTGAGCATGCTGCAGACATTAAAGTTATCCATGTAAACATTGACGAAGGCGATCAAAAATACTATAATGTTGTTGCTCCAATGATACCTCAAATCACCGTATATCATAACTTTAAGACTGCGGCAGGTATGACTTATCATGGATATTTTCCAGATACTATTATGTCTTTTGTTGAAACCTTTATGCTTCAAGATATGGAACCAGAAGTCTTAGAATACGTCTTAGGTCAGAATGATAAAGATTCTACTGATATATGAAGTGTGTCTAGTTGGTTTTATTGATGCTTGGTCTGGTAGACAGGCATTCATACAAACTGATGACATAATTGAGTTGAGAGATAATCCAGTGTTGTCTCCAACATGTCCAGATAAAACTACACACATTAAACTTAAAGATCTCTACATAACATGTGCACCATATACCTTCACAGAGTTTATGGCAAAGCTAGAAAGAGAATGCTTTAATAAAAAGGCCAGTTAGTATAAAACATTAAAGCCTTTGTTGCAGGAGTTAATGTGAAAGCTTTTTTCTATTTTGATACAGAGACAACCGGGTTAAATCCTAAAACAAACGATGTAATTCAGATCGCAGCGATTCCAGTAATCAATGGAGTTAAGCAGACTCCCTTTAATGAATACTGTCAACCTTTTGATTTCAACACTGTTGATCAGGGTACAGTAGATGTTCATGGTATCTCTATCTCAAAGATGAGGACCTTCCAATCTCCACTTCAACTAATAGAGAAGTTAGAAGAATACGTATTAAGTTTTAATGTTAAGTTCACCATTGCCGGTTATAACTGTAACTTCGATAAAGCAATGATCGGAGCAATGTTCCTAAAGGCAGGAAAACCTGAGCTATTTAGGAAGCTTTTTGACAATGATGTTCATGATGTCTACGGTAGAGCTAAATCAATAAAGAACCAACTAAATACCTCTTCACTTAAACTGTCAGCTCTGGCTGATGAGTTCAAAATACCAATCAATGCTCACGAAGCTCTATCAGATATTTCTGCAACAATTGATATTGACATCAAGTTGGCGGAGATGCTTGGAGATACCTTAATTGAAACAGATCACGATGATAAGGTTTCTGAAACTGGACTTTCTGAACCTGCTCAGCTCCATATTCACTCAGAGTACTCAAACGCAGACTCAGTCTCCTTTATTGAAGACTGGACTAGACTTGCTATCGGCAAAGGAATACCAGCGCTAGCATTTCCAGATCATGGAATCTCCGCATCACTCTTTAAAGCATCTAATCCTAAAGTTGTATTTGACAAGATCAATAAAGAAGATAAGACTTCGTATAAAGGTAAAGAAGTAACCTTTATTCCAGCTATATCTCTAAATGTTATAGATGGTGAGTCATACTTCAGACTTAATGCTTGGGCAACCTCTAACAAAGGGTATTTCAATTTAGTTAAGCTTTCTTCGGTTGCTTGGCAAAATGTAAAAGAAGACAATAAAGTAGATCTTCCACTTATATCAATTGATGATATTAAGAAGTACACTCAAGACGTAGTATTCGGTACTGCTTGTGAAAAAGGTATTTTAAATATTGATTCGATTAAGCTGCCTAATCCAATTGATCGCTTAAGGTGGTTAGAATCAGAACTCGGTAGGGGCAAGCTGATTGCAGAATATCTTGCTTATGATGTATATAAAGTGTTCAAAGGTGTTGCCGGTTTTATATCTGTAGGTAAAAGCGATAATGTGCCAGACGGCAACTTAACTTCTGCAATAAATACTGTACTTAAAAGATGGGTTGAAGAAACTGGAAATAAGGCCATTATCTCTAATGCCGCTCACTTTGTTTCAAAAGAAGAGAAGATTCTTCAAGATGTTATTTCTAAATCTTCCTATAAAGATGGAAGGTATTTCTATGAGTCTCGTCACTATAGGAATATAGATGAATGCTACTCTATCTTAAAGCGCCATGTGCCCGATTTCTCAATAGATGATGCTAAACAGTGCTGTAACAATGCTAATGAAATTGGTAAGTTAGCTTCCAATATAGAGATCAAACACGAGTTCTCTTTGCCAACAATAACTATTCCAAAAGACATAAAAGAACAGTCTGACAACTACGATACTCAGACATATCTATATGCGATGAAGAAGATTAAAGAGCATGGACGCTGGAAAGATGATCCAATCTATGTTGCTCGCTTTAAGAAAGAGATCGATGTCATCTTAAAGAACAAGACACTCAACTTTCTCCCATACTTCCTTATGTATGAAGATATTGGGTCATTTGCTAGACAAAACGGTATTCTCCAAGGTTTGGCACGTGGTTCCGCAGGTGGATCTTTATTGTCTTATTACCTAAAGATTATCCACCTAGATCCAGTAGAACATAATCTTCCTTTTGAGAGATTCTTATCTCACGCTCGTATCGGTGCGGGATCTTTTCCAGATATCGATGCTGACTTTGGTTCTCGTGGACCAATCTTGAAGTATTTAAAAGATAAATATAAACTTGGTTTTGCGCAGATCGGTACATATCA